GCGACGTAATACTCGCCCCTGCCCTCAAAGACGTTCTTAAACGCTTCCTGCGCCTCCCGTAGCCGCCCCGTCGGCATCTTGATCTCTACCCAGCACACCCACGATTTGCCATCGGGTAGCAGCTTCGTCACGAGTTTGTCGGGGATGCCTTGGCCTGCCTTACCGAAATCGGTGACCGTAAAGCCTGCCTTGCGCAAGGCGTCGGTGATGATGGCGTCGTTGCCGTCACGGCGGGCGGCGTGTCTCATCGCTTTTTCAGCACCCACATTTGCGGGTAATAGTACATCTCGCTGAACGTCCCGGCTTTGCCGTCCACCATGCGCGATAGTTCGTCAAAAAGCGACAGCATCAACCGCCTATCGTTTGGCTTTTTGCCACCAAAGTGCTGATTAAACTTTGCGGTGTACTCGGGGTTATACGTGCAGCTCATATCCTCAATGACGTAGTAGCCGCCCGAACGCACCCAGTTCTGGCAATGCACCAACGTACCTACAATGTCCTCGGCAATGTGGCTGCCGTCGTCCACAAATAGGTCGTAGTTTTTACGATCCAGCGTGCGAGCGTCGGCAATGGTGATTTTGACGTTTGGCAGGTCTTTGCAGAGGTTTGCGCAGTCAGGGCGTATGTCAAAGCCCTCAATGCTGCTCTGCGGTAGGTAATTCGCCCACATCCGCAGGCTTGCACCACACGCCACACCGATTTCGCCTACCCGCAGCTGTGCGGTTTTGCGGTTTGGCGTCAGGTCGGCAATCAGTTTTTCGTAGACCTTCGTGTAACCGTGCTTGATGTTGCCTTTGTCCGAGCCGTAGAGGTCGGCAAGGCCCGTGAGCGTAATTTCCGTAAGGTCAACTTCACCCGTTTGCGGCGCGTATTCTTCCGGCGTGACGGTATCAAGGTAACGGCGTACTCCTCCGCGCTCCTTGCCTCGTTGATGCAGCGAATCAGCCATATTTTCCACCATATTTGGTTTGATCGGTATTTATTAAGCGGCGGCACGCGCATGGATTTTCTTCACGCCCCGCTCGCCCCAGAACTGGCAGATCATTGCTATGAGGCAAGGATCACCCGCCACCAGCTTTGCATCCGCTTCTCGTAGAAGATCAGCCACCCGCTCCCGTAGCCACTCCATCCGTTCGTCGTGGCCGGGTTCGTCATTTCTGACGTTGTAACGCGCAAGGAGGGCATCCGCGAGTTTGAGTTTAGCGAGCGGTTCACCAAGGCGCTTGTCCCACTCCCGGGCGCAACGATCCTGCGTTTGCTGCCAGCGTTCGTTGTCAGCGGCTACTTGCTTGTCAGTCTTGACGGGTTTTTCGCCGAACCCGGGCTTGGACTTTTTGAGGTCAAACAGCCCTTGCCATTGGTTACTGACCGACTGGTTAACAACTTCTTCTTGATCGTCACCGTACTTTGCCAGCTTCATCTGCATCGCATGGAGTGAGGCTTCCTTGATCGGCTTGCGTATCGCCTTGCGGAAGGCTACCCACCGCTCCCATGCCACAACGTCTAATCCTTCTACCATGTGATTACCCTCTAAACCCTGATGACTGATGGTGATTCCGCACGGTTGAGACGGAGTACGCCTAACGTGGATCGTGCGGAATTGATGACTGACGGAGCCATCCGCTGTCGGCTACTTTTGCTCAAGGTTCGTCCCCTTGAGTGCCATTTGCGCTTCCCGACTGACGCCGCGCACCTACAGGCTGGCTGCCCCGGTGTAGGTTTAAGGTCACTCTGCGCGTGGTTGCCCCGACCAGAATGCCCGAGTAGTTGGGCGTGGTGGGGTGGTTGACACGACTAGAACAGTCAGTCAGACTTCCATCACGCTTTAACCGCAAATCAAGCGTATTGCCAATCCCCGGCAGCGTCAAGCCCTCCGCCTCACCCTCGGGGGGTTTGTCGTTTCTGGCCTCCGTGAAACGCATTAGCGGCCCTGTGGGGGCTTTACCTGCCCTGCCTTCAGTTGCCACAGCCTTGCCGCTGGGATCGCCCCAGCCTTGACCCATTGCTGCACCGCAGCCCGGGTAACCCCGAAAGCCTTGGCAACAGCGTATTGGGAACCGTATCGCTTGATGAGTTGTTGCGGTTTCATGGAAAAGAAGGATAGGGGGGTTGACACCCTATGTCAAGGCAACTATCCTATCAGCGTTGACACACACAACAGGAGCAACAGAGATGCTTACAACCACCACCATTGTCCTGCTTGGCGTAGCCTTTGAGGCTGAAGTTGAGTACGCCGTACATTATGGCGATCCCTCGGTTGGCGTACCCGAGACGCTAGAGATTTGCAGCGCGTACATCCTCGGCGTGTACCCCGACGGTATTGACAGCAGCGACAAGAAATCCAACGCGGTCTACGTCAATTACAAGTGCGATCTTGAGTATCTGACGATTGAGGAATTTGACACGTTGGAAAACTCTTGCTGGAACCACTACCGCAAGGTGCAAGAGGAGGCGTGGGACGTATGAAGCGCAGCAAACTCGCCATTTTTGGCATCGTCATCATCTACCTGCTGGCTGCTCTCGTTGACCCCTGCGACGGTCACTCTTGCGATACGGAGGTGACGCATGGAACCCGATAACGTCTGGCAAGACGACGACAGTTGGTGGCATCAGCAAGATTTGGAATTACAACAGCGCGAAGAAGAAGAACGCATTGAGGCTTGTAACCGCGCCATCGCAGCATTAACGGAGAACAACCATGAAGGTGTATGAAAAGATCGCGGCGATCACCGCCGAGTTGAGTAAGGTCGGTATTAGCAAAGACAGCAAGAACCAGTCGCAAGGTTACAAGTTCCGCGGCATTGACCAAGTGTACGGGGCGCTTTCGCCCCTCCTTGCCAAGCACGGCCTTTGCATCTTGCCCCGCGTGACGGCACGCGAGGTGGTGGAGCGGCAGAACCGTCAAGGCACAGCGTTGTTTTACGTCACGCTCACCGTGGAGTTTGATTTTGTAGCCGCCGAGGATGGCAGCAAACACACGGTCGTCACGATTGGTGAGGCAATGGATAGCGGAGACAAGGCGAGCAACAAGGCCATGTCTGCTGCTTATAAGTACGCCGCCTTCCAAGCGTTCTGCATCCCAACCGAGGGCGACAACGACGCCGATGCCACGACGCACGAAGTTGCCGCGCAAGACCCCGAGGTGCTGGCGCAGATCGCTGGGTGCGATAGCAAGAAGGCGTTGCGTGCGCTGCTTAACGATCTGCCCGTCCCGGTGCGTGAGCTGCACATGGATGCGTTTATGGCTCGCAGCAAAGAGGTGCAGTAATGGAGCAGCGCACAACCGAATGGCATCAAGCACGGCTCGGCAAAGTCACGGCCTCCCGGGTATCTGAAGTCATTGCCAAAGGCAAAGGCGCGACCCGCGAGGGTTACATGGCCGACCTCATCGTAGAGCGGTTGACGGGTCAAAGGGTTGGCGGGTTCACGACCGCGCACATGGAGTGGGGAACCGAGCAAGAGCCGCACGCCAGAGCCGCGTATAGCGCCCATACGGGCGAGTTGGTGGAGGAGGTGGGGTTCGTTGATCACCCCCGCATTACGAACGCTGGCGCGTCTCCTGACGGTTTTGTAGGCGATGAGGGGCTGGTGGAGGTGAAGTGTCCTGCGACCAGCACTCACCTAGACACGCTGCTGGATGGCGAGGTGCCGACCAAACACCTCGCGCAGATGCAATGGCAAATGGCCTGCACCGGGCGCAAATGGTGTGATTTCGTGTCCTACGACCCTCGGTTGCCAGAACACCTGCGGATGTTCGTGAAGCGCGTGGAGCGCGACGACAAACACATCACGACATTGGAGGGCGAGGTTAAGACTTTCCTTGCCGAGTTAAACGAGAAGTTGGAAAAACTACAGGAGTTGAAGCGTGGCTAATCAATACGATCCCAATATGCGAGGGGTGCTGTTCAAGAATGACAAACAGGGCAATGACAAGCGCCCCGACTATCGCGGTTCATGCGTCATTAACAACGTGGACATGAACGTTTCGGGCTGGATACAGGCGAGTAAGAAAACGGGCGACAAGTTTATGTCGCTGAAGTTTGAAGCGAAGGGCGAGGGCCGCTTGTCACGCACAGGCGAACCGCAGCGCACGCCGGACAAGTCACCGCAGCAACCGCTCACGGAAGATAATTGGGACGACCTTGACATCCCCTTCTGACTTTGAGGCGAGGTTTAGAGCAAGTCGCCCAGCAGAAATTGTTGTGGCGACTTACCTTCTGAACCTTGGGCATACGGTCACACTACCGAAACGCCGCATGGCGCGTGACTTTGCCGACCGCAAAGAGTTTGCTGACAAGGGTGATATTTACGTCTCAGGGAAGCGCATAGAGGTGAAGCACATTAAGCATGACTTTGAGTATCAGGCATGGCCGTTTGAAACGGCTGCAATCTGCGCCAAGAAGTCGTTTGATGCTGCCGATCCTTGCCCTGACTATTACTACATCGTCAACGCGAGCCTTACGGTCGCGGCGCTAATAGACGTTAAGACGACGTTCCCTGACTGGCTAGTGCGGCGCATTACCGACAAAGAGCGCGGGTATGACTATGACGTATATGCGGTAACGCCTGAGTATCTTGGATGGCGTTACATAGACTTTGAGGAGCGGCTGTGAAGCGTATTTTCCCCATTGGCACACCGCCTGACCAGATTGCCACCGCCGTTGCGCGGATGGCGCAGCACTTGCCGACCGACAAACCGTTTGCGGTGACGGTGGAGGTGTGGAAAAAGCCTAGAACCCAGCCGCAAAATAACTTTTTATGGGGCGTAGCTTATCCCGCCATCCTTGAGGGCGGCGGTGAAATGCTAAGAGGCTGGAGCCGCGATGACATCCACGAATACATGGTGGGCGAGTTTGGCGGCTGGGAAATGCTAGAGGGTTTTGGCCGCAAGCGGATGCGCCCGGTGTTGCGATCCTCGCAAATGACCAAACAGCAGTTCCGCGATTACCTTGATTGGTTAAGCGCAAAGTGTGCGGACATGGGCATTACCATCCCAGAGCCTAACTATGAACCTGCGTAAAGCGGCCCGAGGGCGTGGCTGCATGGTGCGATTGCCGTGCTGCAACCACAACAGCGAGACGGTCGTGCTAGGCCATATCCGCATGGTCGGCATCAGCGGCATGGGCCATAAGGCCGACGATCTCTTAGGCGCGTGGGTGTGTTCAGCGTGCCACGCCGAGGTGGACGGCCAGACGCACGTTACAGGCTTATCCCGCGACGAACTGCGCCTTGCCCATTTTGAGGGGATGGCGCGAACCATCGCACAACTACGAAAAGAGGGGCTGGTATGAACTTCTGGTGCGACACGCCCTACACCACCGCTTACGTCCGCAACGAGTTCCTGTACGACCAGCAGAGCGGCAAGGGCGAATTCACGCTCTGCACCGTGTTTGGCTTCCGTGCAGAACCCATGCGCGTACCGTACTTCCAAGTGATGTTGGAGTCAGGCGCACAATGGGCCAGAATCCCAATCCACGCGCTCTGTAGCAAGCCGTGTCCCGAAATGGCGCTGCCGCTGGTGGTATGGTGGGACAGCTTTAGCCGCAACTGTCAGGTCAAGGAGGTGGCGTTCCTGCGTAACCACCGCGTCAAGGCCGTAGGCCGCGACGGGGTGCAGCGCCCGGGGACGTACCTGTTTTCGGTCATGTGGTGCGACGGCGGGTGGAGCGAGGTGCCTGACCAGTCCAAAGACCATCACATCATTGCGCTGGATTCGGGCCAATGGATCGCCTATCCCAACAATCGGCTTCTGTGGTCTGACCCGTCGTGGATCAGCGGAGACGTACCGCGAGGCTGGAAATCACCGTCAGCCAACTACAGCGTGGAGGGTATGCCGTGAAAGCGATTCTGGAGGCTTTACAGCGGTTTTGGCGCTATGACTGGCGTCATGTGCCGCCCCCTAACTGGGCGTGTTCTAGGCGGCGTCTGGGAGGGTTGTACTGGTGATTGATAACGAGTCCCCGCCCGGGTCATGGGCCACCGAAATGGCGCGGATGCCTTGGCGCTATAGCCAAGAGGTCAAGGTGGAGCAAGCGTTAGCGGCGATCCGACAAGCTGGGCTTGCGTTAGAGGCGACCGTGCTGGCGTTAGAAATTAAGACGCTGAAAGACGAGCTAAAAACATTGCGCGTTCGTCCTGACGGCGTTTAACCAGCCCCGGCAGCACCCACCCTGCCGCCTTTGTCCACATTAGGAAGGCGTCAGCAGCGCCCTCTATGTCACCACGGTTGTAGCGCATCCGTATGCTGCTGCGCTGGAGGTTACCGAGGCCAACGTTAAAGGCAAAACTCACCAAAGCGTCAAATTGGCTTTGGCTATTAGAAGCAGCAGGGCAAAGTCGGGCCACGCCGCGCTCAAATTTCGCAAGGTCTTGAGCAAGGATAGCGTCCACCTCTCCCATAGAGAGCTGACGATCCCAGCCATCGGGTATCGGTAAGGCACGCCGTTCCTCATATTTCACCGCTGTATGGCTTGGGTCAATGACATGACCCACGCCGACTGTCCAAAGTAACGCAGGACACCGATAAGGGCGCAATCTCACGCCCTCATGGTGTTTAATCATGCGGATGGCCGCGTCTGATACCTTCACTTTTTGCCAAAAGCCTGCGTACCAAACCAAAAGGCAATGATGCTGCTCAGAATGAGCATTTCGTCTTCAGAGAATACGTTTTCTAGCGCAATCGCAAACGGTACGCCTTGGTTCCACGCGTACCACATACCAGCGATGTTGATGATGACAAGCTCTAGCACAAAGATGTAGGTGACAACCGGGCGTACCGACGCCCGCAGGTTAATCATCCATTGGCTTGCGCCTTTGCCGATCTCTACGTCGTGGCTGTAGAGGGCTTGGCGTTCCTCCGCAGCAGTCTGCGTCTGGATTTGCTCCAGCTT